CATAACCATAGGCATTTTACCACCACCGGCTGCTCTATACTTAGAAGCTTTACCACCGGCTTTCATCATCTTTTTCTTTGTTGGTTTCTTTTTCATTACCATTTTATAATACTCCTTTTAAAATAATTAATTCTAACACAAGAAAACCTATACCACAAATACCTGCTAAAATACCTATAAGAATATTTTTTCTTTGTTTGGCTTTTCGTATTTGTTCTTTTAAGGCTTCAGATTGTCTTGCTCGTTCAGCAGCAATTTCAGCTTGAAGTCTATCCCATTGACCGGGAGAACCATAAAGAACAAATAGTTCTCTCATTTCATCACGAAGTCTTTTAGCCTCTTCGTTTCTAAAATGAGCATCAATAGCATTCTGTTCAGCACCGGTTAGTTTTCCAAAGACTCCCGGTTTTTGATTGGCAACCACTTGTAGACTAGCTTCTGCTTTAGCCCATTTAGCAACAGCACCTCCCATAGAAGTTAAATCTCTGCCTACTTTTATAGCAGAAGAAATACTTGAACTGGCTGCTTTCAATGCAGAAAAGGCTGTAAATGGATCAATCATCGTTTCTTTCTTTTAAGTTTTTGTTTTCTACCACTAGCACTAATAGGGTACCGTATAGAAGTTGGCTTTGGACCAATATTACTTTTACTTCTTTTACGTTTAACCGCAGCAGCTTTTTGACCTTTAGTCATTCTATCAGCAACCGCCTTTGGACGACAGACTGGATATTTTCTTTTTGAAGATTTAGCAGATTTACGTCCACATTTTTTACCTGTAGAAATATCTACCCAATTTTCTTTAAACCACGTTTTTAAACCTTTTTTAGCCATGGTTCTTTTTTAAGCATTTTTCATTTTAGGGTATTTAGTTTTTTTTCTACGATTGTTTGCAACAGCACCACAACCACGAGCTATACCACCGTTTTTCATTTTCATTTTCTTTTTTCTTCTTAGTGGTGAACGAGCTAGTCTAGCTTTTGTTTTCTTAGAATCATCCATACCAGCTATCTTTTTATAATCAATAAAAGTTGTATCTTCTTTAACAGTTGGTTTTGGCTTGGTTAACATTTTAGGTCTTGTAATTGTACTATAAGCCCTAGCAGTCTTACCACCACCTTTTAAGTTAATAGTTCCACCACCAGCTTTACTAGGTTTCGGGCCTCTAAAGTCTTTTCTCTTTTTACCTCCGGGACCTTTTATTTTACCTGCACAGACCTTACTTGCATAAGCATTTGCATATGCACTCGGGTAGACTGCAAATTTACGTTTAGCTGCTGCTTTTCCTCTCGGGCATAATTTTGTCACTTTACCTCCTCCGGCTTTTGTAATTTGTTGACTAATGTTTGATCGACTAATTGCCACATTATATTCCTACTAGTATTTTTGCAATCACAGCAGATGCACCAGACTGCATAGCCATAGTAGCACATAATGCTCCAATAACTAACCACTTAACTTGAAAGATTGATTTTTTAACACAACCCATGTCTGTTTTTAATTCAGAAACATCTTCACGAAGTTGTTGTTCACGTTCAATATGTTTGGTAAGTTCTACTTTGAGTTCTGTAAATTGATCTTTTTCCATGATATTAACACTTCCATCTTCTTCTAGCTGCACAGATTCTTTTTTTCGGTGTCTTACTACAGTTAATATTATGCATCTTTGCTTGTCCCGCTGAACGAGCACAAAACGATTTTCTTCTTTTAGCTGATTTACTTCCTTTTTTTACACTTCCAGTTACAGCTGTTTTTAATTTAGATCCGGGATTAGCACGGCGATAAGCAGCTACACCTTTGGAAGTCATTCCAGCTCCTGATTTTGTAGACCTAAAATTACCAGACTTTACACTGGTTTTAATACCCATACCTTTTCTTTTTTTACGGACAGCCACGTTTTATCCTGTAAAAAATGTACCGGTTACACTTACTCCTGCATTCATAGTCACGTGTAAATTCGTTTGATAACGAATGCCTCCATCTTCAATATATTGATCTGATGAACCACCTGCTAATACTCTTTGTTGCATAATAACTGAACCTGTTGACCCACCATCTCTTAATACAATATCCGTTGCTGAAGCCATACCATTTATTATGCTATAACCTCTAAGTCTACCCGGAATCGAATCGATTGTAGATGTAGATGTTGCAAAGATTGCTTTTATATTTGTTGCCATTTAAAATTCCTTATAAATAATTGTGTTAAATAAAAAGGGGCCATTGCTGACCCCATTTTTAATTAAGCAGGACTTGCACCATAATATGATCTCCAGTCACTGAAACCAAAACTATATCTTTCTCTAGCTTTAAATCTCAAGTTTCCAGTATCAAAGTCTGGCTCCATCTTAGTAGCTAAAGGTGCTCTTACGAACATTTTAGCTCCGTTTGGAACATCCGTTTTGATGAAGTAGTTATTTGCATCTGTAAATCTATGATTTATGAAATAACCACCCGGTAGCATACTCATTGAACGTAATGCATTAACATCGTTCAAGTTTGTAGCTCCGTTTGCCGCTGTAGTTGGATTCACACCAATCTGAGTTGACAATGTACTTGCTAATATTTTCTCAGCAGTAAATTGTAAAGCAGGTGGAATATGTAATGATTCAGCACGAGAACCAATAAGGATATTTCTATCATCTTTAGTTTCTTGTACAGCAATCATAGCTGTTTCCAATGTTGCTTCAGATAAGTCCGATGCAGCTAACAAGTTATCTTGTACACCACCCGTAATAATTGGGTGACTGTTAGAGAAGAACGGTTGTCCGTCTCCACCAGCAAATGTAGCATTAAAACCATTGTTAAATACATTCGCAGCTTTTACTTGTTTAGTAGCAGCCATGGCTCTAGCAAGACCTCTTGCACGTACTTTTGCGAAAGTATCATACAAGTTATCTTCCATTGCTTCCTCAGTAACTGCGAAAGCAAGAGCAACCGTCTCATGTGAATAACGACTTGTGAAAGATTCAGTAGCTGAGTCAAATTGAACAGCAGCACCCTCTGATTTAGTTGGTGCTTCACCGAATCCAGTGAATAACACTTCTTCTTCAAATGCTCTATCGGAATTTTCTACTTCAAACAAAGGAACGTGTTCGTCCTCTATTGATCCATATTCCATTCCAAATATCGCATTTAAACCCGGAAGAAGCTGTTTAGCAATATTACCTCTATTGATAGCCATAATTTATACTCCTTCCTTATGCTATGTTATTGATACAACTGAACCCATACCATAATGGTCACGGTGTAGTTGTACTTTTACTTCGATTTTCGGAAATTCATCCGTTGCCGCTTCACTTGGTAACGTAGATCTTCTTAAAAGTCTTACAGTCTTGGCTTGAACAGAACCTGCTCCACCTTTAAGACTGAATCCAGACATACCTGTTACCGTAGAACCAGCTCCTAATGATACATCCATATTCTTACCCATTTGAGCTTCTGTAACAGTCGCTCCGGCTTGAATAATATATGTAGCATCTGGATCGTCCAAAACTAATGCCTTTGGCTCACCTGCACCATGATGTGCTTGAGCTGCTGGGAAATAGTTTCCGAATGTTGGTTGCTTAGTTGAGGGATCTACCCAATTAGCACCCATAAAGACTCCTGCGACTAGATCAGAGGCAGCCGATACTTTATGCACCTTACCGCTGACAATCTTTACCAAGTCACCTTGGAAAATATCTGTTGCATGGGCTGTTTTAATACCATATTCGTTCATACCACTGGTATTATAAGCACCGCCTCGCATTCTAGAAGGTTGGAATCCATTAAAAGCTTTAGTAGTAGCCATAATTTAGTTCTCCTAATAGTTAAAAGTTGTTTACATTATAGTAAACCCTTACACCTATTTATCAAAGTGTGTAGGTCTACCTGTGGTAACTTTTGATCGACTATTATTAGAAATCGGCATACGAGGATCGTTTTTGCTCATTAGTTGACGATTAATTGCTTCTGTTTGTTGTTGAGTAAAGCTTTCTACATGTTTTTTGTAGTTTTCACTATTCTCAACGGTATTTGCAGCCAAAGCTACATCACCACGAACAATTAACTGTCCTAGATTTCCATACTCTTGATTCTGGAAACCAGCACTTATTTCAGGGACATCTTCTGGACGTACAAATTCCCATCCTTCGTATTGTCTCTGTTGAACATTTTGATCATCATAAACACCCTTGATTGAAATACGAACCCATCGAAGAGTTAAACCCTTTTCTTTGAATCGTGCTTCAACTTCTGGTTGTATCTTTAACCAATTCTTTCTCTCGTATGTACTTCTTTGTTTACGAGCAGTTGTGTTTGCCGAACGAGTAGCAGCTTTAACGTTCTTTACTGTATTGGTAGTCATATCAATTATTACCTTTCTTTATCCACGTGGTTGTTTTAAGCATTAACATAAGTGTAGTCGTCACCGGCCTTCTCGACCTTGGCTTTCTCTTTAGCATACACATCAAGAGGTACATTCATCTTTTTAGCAAGTCGAACGTCTTCTTGAGACAATCGAATCTTACCTTTTGATGATGCTGAAGAACGTGACTTTCCAGCAACCACTTGAGCAGGTTTATTTGTTGGTTCTTCCTGCTGACCAAACTTGTGAGGCATTTCTTTTTTTAGCCTTTTACTTATCTCATCATAGAACTCTTTACTCTCTGGATCAAAGCCCTCATTTAAAATATCTTCATTTAAAACATGAGCTGCCTGAGTTAATATTCTATCTTTATTATACCATTCACTATTTTCTGATATCCAATCTCTTGCATAAGCATGTAGCTTTTGCGGTTGTTGCGATTGAGCTGGAGGAGGAGGTGGTGGAGGCGAATTAGTTTCTGCTACTTTAGGTTGAGCCGGAGCTTTTGCAGCTTGGTCTTCCATGTAGAACCGTTTTGCATCAACCATCCTGATCTCTGTAGTCGCATCAGCAATAGTTTTTTGTGCTTCTAACATTCTGTCTTTATCACCAGAATCAAAAGCATCTTTGTAATTCTGTTCTGCTAGTTTTAACTTTTCTTTAAGTTGTCCTTCAAAGTTAGCTAAACTTGCAATCTCTGTCTTTTGAACTTTTTCAGTAGACTGTGTTAGTTTACCTTCTAGTTCTTTAATCTTTTGTTCTTGTAAAGCAAGTTGTTCTTCTCTTTCTTTACGTTGTTTAATTAATTGCCTTATTCTTTTTTCAGCACCGGCTGTATTAATACCTTCTAACTCTTTTTCTTTTAATGACTCAGAGGTCTCAGGTTTCTCCGATTCAACAATGTAACTAGCTTCACTTTTACTGGAACTAGATTCTTGCGGTCCAGAAGTTGAGGTGGATGCCAATCCCTTATCAGATGATCCTCCATCTTCTACCTCATATTCAACCTTTTCATTTGTTGTTCCTTTAATATCTAATTCTTGATATCCGTCGTCTTGTGTTTTAGTTTTTAATTCATTACTCATTTTTATTTCTCCGTAGTTACGAGTTACGATTACGTCAATAATTTTGATTATATAGTATTAGTTACTTAAATCCAAACTAGGATCTAAATCAGCTGGGTTTGGAACGACCATTAATATCTGGTCATCAAACAAAAGAATCATTCTAATTCCTTGATAGAAAAACTTATCTCCTTGATATTTACCATACACAACATAATCTCCCGGCTTACACCATGATCCACCTTTAAATTTATTCGTATCTGCATAAGCTAACTCACCAACTTTTAGTACACGACCAACCGTTGTTAAATACTTTGCATCATCTTTAAATTTATCAGGTAATAAAATACCACCTTTTGTTTTCTCTCGAATTGTTACCGGTCTAATTAAAACATGATAACCGGGTAAACTTGGTAAGATTTCAGGATCTTTTTGGTCTTTATTGGTAATCCATTCATCGTTGCCTGCAACGGATGTTGCCATTCCTGCTGCTCTCATAATTAATCTCCTTCTTCAGTATCGTTATAAAGATTTTTTTCAGCTATTTTAGTTTCTTCAATAGCTAAAGTCAATCCTTCAATAATACCAACTTGATATTTATATTCGTCATAAGATTCAGATGAACCTGATGACACAGCTTCAGTTAAATTGTTTTTCTTTTCCGTCAATTTACTTCGTAAGTAATCTGCTAGTGAGTCCATTTTGAATGTAATTTAAAAAGTTCTGCTTCTGATATTTTCATTTTGTTTAAATACTCTTCTTTAATCATAGCATTGGCTACCGAAATAGGCGGCTCATTATTACGAGCTCCTATTAAAAGTTTATGATGCATTTGAATTGAAGGCTCATCAAACTTTTCATTAAAACCATCTAACATTAAAATAAGGTCTTGAGCTAAGTTTTCCATATATCCAAATTGTATTGTTGGATAATGATTAGTAGTGTAATAATTAAAATAATCACGAACAACATTTGGATTATTAACAATATTTTTTAAAAAATCCTCATAATTTTCTGCTTTACACTCTTTTTCTAATCTTAGTTGTTCTTGCCAGTTCCATTGATGACCATTTCTATTTGCTTTTTTTTTAGCCCGATGATGAAACAAACTATGAACCCATGTCATAGGATGTCTTAAAAAAGCAAAACATGGTTTGTCATAAATTTCCGGTGTATTATGAGAATCATAAACTGCATCACCAATTGGTTTAGCTCCTTCTACATAATTTAACAACATGTCTTTGACCCAACGACCTCCGGTCTTAGGTACGTGTATGAATACACTATTTGGTAATTCTATTGCCATTTACAAATAAAAAGTCTCCGTCTGTAATATCAACCATAGTCTTAACAATTTTGACTCCTGATTCAATACTAGGAACTTCAACTAATCCCTTTCCTTTATGGTTATAATAACATTTATATCCTCGGTCAAAACAAAACTTAAAACTTGTTTCAACAGGATACTTATTGTATTTCTCATAAATCTCAATCATTAAATGAGGCTTATGTTTATCAATAAGTTTTTGACCACCATTTAAGACATCAAGCTCTGTGCCTTCCGTGTCTATTTTAATTAAACAAATATCTGGTGTGTGTTTAAGATGCATCTCATCCAGTGTGGTGGTTTCAACTTCAATTGGTTGCCCTCCAACTAAATCTTGTAATCCAGAATTAGACAATCGTTTATCATCGACATAAAATGTTGAAGTCCCCACTTTATCAGATACTGCCATATTCCATATCATTGTATTAAGACATTCTTGATGAACTTTTAATAATTGTTCATATACCGGCGGAACAGCTTCATAACTTGTAACACTGTTTGCATATTGGGCAAAGAACTTTGTATACATACCCACAGCTGCACCTACATCAATAACGGTGTTATCGGTAATGTAATTTTTAGTTTGACTTAACATAAAGTGTTGACTATGCAAGTCATAATAATGTTGATTGAAAACTCGTCTATTTAAAACTTCGTCAGAAAGATTAAGTTGTTGATTCATTCTTGTCTTTTGGTAAATGCACTAGATAAAAAGAATTACACTCAGGGCATGATAAGTTTGTTTCCATACAATATTCATCATCCTCGTCTTCAATATCATGATCACCACCCCATATTAATTCTGTATTACAATGCCAGCATTTCATTTTGTATTCTCCTGTACTATTTGTTTTTTACCACATTTTGGACATGAAAAGCTACTTAATAATAATTTTAACATTTCAGGGTCCTCATCTTCTTCCTTAAAGTTCATCCAGTTTATTTCTGTACCACAATTTTGACATTTTAACATGGCTTTAATATGACCTGTAAAGCTATTCGTTTTCCTTCACTAACATGTGTGCCTCTATGCCAACCATAGTTTGGTTCAAATAATATAAAGTTACTTTTATCCGAAGTAAAATGTTTTAACATTAATAAAAGTCTCTGGGATAATGGGTCTTCGTCTTCAAATTGTCTAGAAAAATATGTATTTTTTCTTGCCCATATCGGTAAGGTAGCATTAGCAGCCCTATCTTCAGGTGTAGATAAAGTATTAACCAATTGATTACTTTTGGCGAAGAACATTTCGAGGGAGTCAAATTCCCACCGATGAGATCGAGGTATAAAAGCAAAGGGGCCATTGGTTTCTGTTACTTCATTTAAATAAATAATACTTTTAATATAATTGTATTTTGGATCTATATGTAACGTATACAGTTTATTATGTGGATACTTACGTTGATCGTTTTGAAAATACTCGTTAAATGTATCATGGTTATCACTAATATGTAAGTTGATATCTGTAATAGAAAAAGGTTTTGGCAATAACTTATGCTGTGTGTAAACTTTATTTAACTTATCAAAGATAGTATGATCTTTAGGCAGGTTTACAATTTTATCTTGTATTCGTGTATTTCGAATGGGTTGAGATTCTTCTAATTTTTCAATATCTTTTTCTAAACATTTATTTAAATCATCGGTATCGATAGAGGTATCCCAATATCCTTCGTCATTAAATTGTTTGTTTTTAATTTTATAACTAATATTGTCATTTTTTTGTTTTAAATCAAAATGTTGAACTGCTTTTTGTAATTGTTGTTGAATATGTGTGCTATATATAAATGTTTGATTTACATCTAATTCTCGATATAGATTTTCAAGATTAGTTACAAATGTTGTTCTATCATAAATGTGCAATGCATGTTGTAATCTAAGATAAAGCTGTGGGTGATCGTTTGTATTAACAACTTGTTTACCTTCGAAAACTACGGCCGGGTCTGGAAGTGAAACATCGTGATCTGAAATTAAAGGATTATACATTAAATTTATATTTAGATGCTATCTTTGCAAATCTTTTGTTTGTGGCTTCATCTGGATTTGTATGATGAAGTTTAAAATATAAATCTTCTAAAGCTTGTTGATCGCCACTACTTAAAATTTTTGTTAAATATTCATCAGATCCCGGTTTTTCAAATGTGTCTGCATAGAAAAGAATCTTTTGCTGTAATGGTGTTAACTTTGTTGCATCTTTATGTTCTCTTGAGTCTTTTGCCCATTGAGGTAAATTCTCTTCTCCAACACGATTAGCAAGTCGATTAACAGCAGTTACAACAGAAGCATTTGTATATTGGTATTCTCCTTTTGCTGAAGATGTTTTATTTCTAGCTTTCGGATTATTATTACTTTCAACTTCACCAATTAATTTTGCCATAGTTTCTAAATTTTCTTCAGCAGGAACACCTTTTAAATCTAATCGGGTAATATTTGATTGAACAAGATTATTTAAAAGTTGTTCATCTGTTTCTAACATTTCGTCTTTAGCCATTGGTTTCTCCTTTTTGACTTGTTTAATTGTTTCATCTAATGTTGATAAATCTGGTTGTTCAAATGGTGGTAAATCTTCTACATCTACTGGCTCAACAGGAGCTATGCGAGGTGTTGGTCTTATCAACTTTGGTTCTTCTTTTGTTACTTGTTGTGGTTTAATACCTTGAGCTTCAAAAGCTTGCTCTAAAAAATTCTTAGGCATGACATTTCTTTTTACCGTTGGAGGTGTCATTGATGTTGGCATTGCTGCAACATCTGCTGCTTGTTTAAATTGATCCGCAGGAGTTGGTATCGCTCCGGCTGAAGCAACTCCACCCTCTGCTAATTTTTGTTTATCAACTAATTTTAATAAATCAGAAACAATTTTAGCACTAATCTTCTCATTATTTTCTTCTTTTTTCTCTTCTAATTTTGCAGCTTCAACCATAGCATCAATATTAATTTCTTTTGCTTTTAATTGAAGTTCTTTATCAGCAAGAGCAAGTTCAACTTTATCTTTTTCTCTTTTGTTTTCCATAGCTTGTTTTTGCATATTTAAGTTTTGTTGTTCGATACTATCTAAACCACCTTGAGCTGCAAGTTGATTGGCTTGTAAAATTTGTTGTGCACTTTGAGCCATAATCATACCCAAACTACCACCTTGATCAACTTGACCCTCATTAGCTTTCATCATACCACCCATTTGTTCTTGGAATCTTAAAACCATATGTTCACGTATGTTGGCTAGAAGAACTGGTTGTACAAGTTTCATAACTTCATTTGCACCGTTTAATGGATCTTGTAGATAAGCAGTCTTAACAGCAATATGGGCATCGTGATCTTGTCCCGGAAATGCTTTAATTGGCATACCTTTAGAAGCTGTCATAATATCAGCTAACGGATCTTGTTGTTTTTCTTGTTGCGGTTGTATTAAGAATCGATCTGGATTATCGATGTTGGCTGCATTTAAAATTGCTTTGTTTACCTCTGGCATGTTAAATGTTCCCGGAGGAGATTGTGAGGCAAGTTGTAATAACATTTGACTTTGAGCCAATCTATGAGCATTAGATGGTATGTTTGGATCACTAACGGGTAGTACATCTATACGTCCATCAAAATCTTGCTTGAATATCTCAGCCGATTGCCCTATAATGTCATAAGGATAACTTGTAGGTAAAAACTCATGGTTAATCCTAGCTAATATTTTAAACTCGTCTCTTTGAGACTTGTGGAGTCTTTTGTGAATTGCTGAAAAAAACTTACCTGATGCTTCTAATAATGCTAACGTCGTGCCAACTGGACCGTAATTCGTTGAGTCGGCAACAACTTGGTCAGTCGTGTCAGCAAATTTCTGCCCAGCAGTGGCTACATACCCTAACATCTGATATAGAACTTGCGATGGTTCTTTATAGGGCAGAGGAACTATGGATTTGCCCAAATCAAGACCAGTCGCTTCAACATCTCGAAACTCCCCCGGCATTATCGGGGTATTATCTCCAACAACTCTTACACCCCTAGCTTTAAAACCACCGGGTAAATTAGCAAACTGACCGGCATCAACTAAGGCTCTCATTGCCGCCGTAGCTGACATCGTTAAATTACCTAAAAAATGTATAAGACCTAAACCATAGAAGCCAAATCCCGGTACAAACTTATAAGCAATGAAATGCTCACGTTTAAGATAACGTGTATCTCCGTCATTCCAATTACGTCTAATACTTAAAACTTTTCTACTGGATTGTTCAACCGTTACGATATATGGCCAAGCTTCTCCGTTTGGACTATTAAATGGTTCGGGTAAATCAAGATATACATGTTGTTCTAATAAACTATAGCTTGGGTCATAGGGATTATCATCATAAGCAGACAATCCCATGATTCGTTCTGCTTTAGTTGTAATAGATCCTCTATTGGTTTGTTCTGGATCTCCTAATTCAACATCTCGATACATTCCTGCATTAATTTCTTTTTTAAGATCATTTTCTGTACGATAAATTAAATGAGTATATCGGTCTGCACGTCTTAGATCCGATACTAAATTAGAAACTTGGAATTGATCAATTGGTATAAATTCTGATATTGGTCTGCCTAATGTTTCATCATAATAAACTTTTTTAACAGCTGTACCAATCAAAGGTAAATGAAAGAGCATCTTTTCAAACTCATCAAAATACTCTGGCATATCATCTGTAATTTGATAATTCATAAAGTCTTTAACACGTTTAGCTTGTGCTTCTTTTTCAGGAGTTGGATTACCAATGATTTGAGTTTTTACAGGCCCTTTAGCTGGAAAGAGTTCTTGACTGGCTTTTGATTGAAACTTAACTGCATTTTCTATTATTAAAGGGTGAGTGGCTGTGCAGGCACCGTCGAAAGGTTCCGTTGTTTCCTCTAGTTTCAGACCTAGTAAATCAAACCCACGTTCAAATGTCTGTTCCCACTCATCTCTTGAATCTTTGTCACTTTGATAATTATCTAAAATAGTTGCAGCAATATCTTCTAAATCTTCTTCTTCCATTAAGTCAGCTAAGTTTGTGTAAAAATCTTCACTAATACTTGCTAATACTTTTCCACTGTCTTCATTCAAAGCAACTTCAACTTCACCTGTAATAGGATCAACATCAACTGCTAAATCTTCTTCTTGAGTTTCATCTATTTTTACTTCAACACCTAAATTTTGACTTTGTGTATTAAGTGTTTCTTTTGCTTTATCTAAGGGTGTAGAAATATCATCAGGGTTTTTTTCAATAGCCATTTTATTTTGTTACCTTCCAATAGGTTGCTGTATTCTTTTTATAATTCTTATCTTCACTATAATACGGATCATGGGGATGTTGCAAGTGCCAAGAATCTTTCATATAATGTATGGCCATGACCATTGTATCGACTTGGTCATCGTGTGCTGCATTTGGAAAACTAATTGCTTCATCAAATAACATCTGTGCCCACGGTTTTTTAGGTAACCAAATTCTACCGGCTTCTAATAAAGGAGAAGCTGCATAGGCTCGACTTACTTTATCACGATCAGGTGTATATTCTAAAATAGGAAGTCCTGCACGTCTTAAATCTTGTATAAGAGATTGTCCGCTTGCTTTCTTTTCTATGATAATTAAATCAGGATTATGTTCTTCAAAACAATCTTGAGCATTACTTCTTAACTCTGGATATTCAAAACGACCTCTTGTATTGCCTAGTAAAATTAAATTACCAATGTTTCTTTCAACACCCTCACTATCGGTTTCTACTGTGTTAAAAATACCCCATGTTTGAATGACACTATAGTCTGCGGTTGTACGAGTAGAAAATGCTGTATCCATTGTTTGTATTATAAAATCACAATTAGGGGGACTGTCTTCCTCCCATATTTGAAACCAAGCTTTCTTTAAAATACCACCCTCATCTGGTACAGGGTTTTGCATATATAAAGATTCCCAATATCGTGAACCATTATGCCTACGTATTTCTGCTTCATCGTTTTGTAATATCTCTTTTGGTTTCCATTCAGGAAAATAAGATTCTCCAATAGGTAGTCCTAATAATTTACTGCTTTTTTCATTTACCCATGCAGGAATATTTATGACCTCCCAATTCATAGGATCATCATCTCTCATATTAGATTGACTTGATAATAACCATCCACAAATATCGTCTTCGTGATATCGAGTGTTAATAATTACAATCGATCCTCCCGGCATTAATCGTGTTCGTAAACCAGCTGGATACCATTCTTTAATATAGCGACGACCTGCCTCACTAAATGCATCTTCTTCTGACATAACGTCATCTAAAAGAGCAACATGTGCACCACGACCTGCAATCTGTGTACGAACACCTGCTGCTACATATACACCGTTTTTATTAGTTTGCCATTTACCAGCGGCCCTAACGTCTGATCTTAATTTTACATCAAAGATATCTTGATATGTCTGATCACTAACTAAATCTCTTACACCACGACCAAAATCACTAGCAAGTTGGTCACTATGTGATACCGATAGGATTTCATGTTGTGGATTATTTCCTAAATACCAAGCCGGAAATAATTTAGAGCAGACAACAGATTTAGAAGAACGAGGTGGTAGAAAAACCATAAGTCTTTTTATTTTACCTTCTTTGACTTCTTGTAATTTATCACTGATAACCTCTATATGCCGACCCATTTTAAAATCAGCAATTAATTTAGGAGCAAATCCTTTTACAAAGCTTAAAAAGTTTTGTTTAATATTAGAATAAGCATGATATCTTAAAATATTTAACTGTTCGTCGTTAATCACGGTCTGCATTATTTTTTAGCTCGGTTTTTCGATCTTTTTACAACTCGTAGATTCTTTTTTGAGTTGTTTTTAGGGTTACCATCTTTATGATCAATATCTTTTTTATCGTTCTTTGTAACTTTACCTTTTTTTAGATACCTACGTCTCATTTTGTTACGACTGACTCTATCCTCTTTTGATTTTTTACTTGATTGAAATTTTTTATACTCTTTTTTATAATTTCTAACCATTACTTTTCTCTTTTTTCTTTCGACCTCCGTCAATTAATTCAAAACCTGCAAGATCCGCTAGTTTTTGTATGTCTTTCTTTTTGTCACCTGTTTCAAATCCTGTAGTTTTAACAGTTTGTTCAACTTTATCTACAAACATGCCTAAATGTTTAGCAATATGCTCCATAGATTTATTTGCATTGGTATAATCTTCTTTAATCATAGAAGCTTGGTGAACTTCTGCAAGTTTTTCTAAGACTTTGTTCTTATCCCACACAATTTTACGTATTGCTTCATCTTGATATTCTTTAATTCTTGCGGCAATCTTTTCATCTTTTAGTAAATGCCTTGCTCTAGCCCTAGTTCTTGCTTCTGTAGAGTCTAAGTTGTAGCCAGCAACGGTATATGCCTTTACTTCATCACCATGTCCTGAAAATTCCATGCAAAATTTCTCTTGCATTGCTGTTAATCCACGAAATAAGGGTATTTTTCTGTCTTTTTTAGTTGGTTCTTCTAACATTTGTCTATTATACTCCTCCGGGTTGGTTTTTGAAAGCCTTTTGAGCCTTCTTTGTTTTAATTCTTCTTCTATTTGATTAAGTTCGTGACCGCCTTTATATTTTCGAGTTGATCGTATTAAATTATATCTACGAATTAATTCTCTTTCCGGCATTCTTCCATATAAAATATGTGTTTTTGGTTTTGTCATAGACTATTCTCCGTGGTTTTAAAGTGAAAGGGGAAGTAATAACCCACAAAAGCTTCCCCTTTCGAGTTCCGGGATCACTTAGCCGTAGGAGACGAAGCCTATTCCTAGTTTTCATAGGTCACTAGGTAGATTCAACCGGTGTATTAAATATAAACGGTTTATTGACATGATGCAAGTCTTTGTTTATTATTGGAAAATGGATGTAGGTAAATTCTTATATACCCCTATGGTACTTCTTGACCATAGAATCATGGAATATGATTTTTGTTTAGACAATGTACAAAATAAAAATGGATACTATTTAGAGTTTGGTGTCTTTGAAGGTAAGTCAATAAACTACATGGCTCACCGTAAACCACAAATTACATTTCATGGATTTGATAGCTTTGATGGGTTACCTGAACAATGGTTTATGGGTCACAAAGTTATTGAGAAAGGTTTCTTTAGTTTAAAAGAATTACCGAGTGTACGAAAGAATGTAAATTTATATGAAGGATGGTTTAATGAAACTATACCCGGATGGAAAAAGAATTATCGTGGTCCTATTTCTTTTATGAATATTGATTGTGATTTGTATAGTTCTACAAAAACAATCTTTGATAATTTAAACGATCAAATTGTAGCAGGCACGTTACTACGGTTTGATGATTTATTAACCTCGCCGATTGCTCATTATCCTAATTGGCAAAACGGCGAATGGAAAGCTTTAGTTGAATGGTGTGAAAAATATAACAGAATTGTTAAACCTTTAGCTCGTTCTTGGAAACAAGGATGCACCGTAATCGTGGAGAAATAAAATGGTAGAAAGAATTATGGATCCGAATAATATTCGTGGTGATCATTTAAATCGATATAACTTTGCCTGTAAAAAAATAAAGAGTGCTAAGAATATTTTAGATATAGGATGTGGTATCGGTTATGGCTCTGTAATCATGCACAATCTTTTGGATGCACAGATTGACTGTATCGATAAATCAACAGAAGCCTATGAAGTTTTTCAAGAGGCCTACAACTTCACGGCTCCTTGTATTGACTACATCGTTGCCGACTTTACTAAGCTTGACAAGAACCGACTAAAGAAAAGTTACGATGCTGTTGTGTCGTTTGAGTTTATCGAACACATACCACCAAAGCTTGTTCCTAAAGTATTTGAGTTAGCCGCTGAGAAATCAAACACGTTCATCTGTAGTTCACCAAATGAATGGGTACGGCCACACAAACAACCACCGGTTAATGAGTTTCACTTTAAACATTATGATCCCGACGAGTTTTCCGACTTTGGTTATGATGCTGGGTTTATAGACTTAGAGTTCTTTTGTCAGACTCGTGGTGATTATGGAGATGTCCGACCGGGACAAGACGGTAAGTTTATGATTGGTGTTTTTAAAAAGTAGATGGGTACCCTAGAAATAAAACAAAGGGGCCCTTTTTGAAATGCTGATAAATTTACGTGTGTTATAGATACTATAGAGATAATACAAAGTGTATGTTTTTTTACCTCCCCCTAGACAAAAAAAAACCCCCCTATCTATTTCTAGATAAGAGGGTTTTCTAGCTGACTAGTTAAAGAAATAATTAAGCAGTTAATTTTTTGATTAAGCCTTTAAGCTCCTCAAATTCTTTTTTTAGTTCTGTAACTTCTTTCATAGGTTTATTAATTATAGGTTTACCCGTCTCTGGATTTATTGCTTTAGCTGATTTTTGTTCAGCTTTAAATACTTCAAAAATAGCATCTTTTAAAGCATTCAAACCACCCCTAAATTCAATTTCATTAATTAATCTAAGAAAGTTTTTAGTTGTCATTGTAAGCCCGTTTTTTGAACCTCCAACCCCAACTAAATGAAATTTAATTAATTGGTTGCCTTTATATTCTAAGGTTTGTAACGTCCCGTCCTCGAACTTTGCAAAATCCTCCGTAGAATTTTGAATAATGTTTTTATAGTCAAATTTAGTCTTTTTAGTTTTACTCATTTTTTATCCTTTATATGAGGGTTTATATTATGCCGTTATTCTTAATTGAACTTCCGACCATTATACCTTAGCAAATTTCAATTTAAATGTCAAACAAGCTCATGAAAGCCACGGTTACTGGGCGTTTCAGGTTGTCCCTTAATTTTCCCTTTTAACTTTCAGTCTTATCTTTTAGTTTCAGTACTAGTTAGTTCTAGTTTAATACTAGACTATACTATACATAGTTATCATATGCAGAAGAGGAGATAACCTAGAACTCTGCTAAATCTAATCTAGAACCATTCTAAACTAAACCACCATAACACTAGAATAACCTTGTCAAGTTGTATTTTTACAACAGTTGTACTAGGTACTTACTAGTTTATATCTATAGCTAGTACTAGTATAAGTCTAGTATAATCAATACTTTAACTTCAGTTCTAAGGAAAATTTGTTGTTGACATTGGTCGACGGTTCGATTAATATCAAATCATCGGGAATTTTACCCAACGATTTTAGGTATTATTCTAGATATATTAATAACCTATGTATATCTTAGAGGACTCCTTTCCTCCCCTATTTCACAGCCTCTAAGATATGCTTTAACAAAGGAGAAGACGATGAATGTTAATCAATTAA